TGACTTTTCAGCAGCGGGTGAGATCCGCGAGCGAAATCACGTGGCCAAGCTGCTCGACACTGAGGCGGCTTTCCACGAGGCTCGCCAAGCAGCATAACCAACCGGGCCCTTCGGGGCCCTTTTTTTTAGCCACTAAAAGGTGTTTACATTATATTAAGAGCAGTTTATAATGAAATTAGGAATTGAATTCCTGGACTAGGGTAAAAAAGATGCTAAAAGGTGTTTACATTATATAGATCTTTTAGTAGAATTACCCTATCGGCTGCTGAGCAGCTTTAGTTCTGGAGAGAAAAATGACGACATTTGTTAAAGACGAGTTTGTTTGGGACGGCATGTATCTTATGTATCGTGGCCGTCACGAGGGTTCAGTCAACATGGAGGTTGCACACCCTGACTGCCACCCCAGCTGGGTAGGTAAGCCCAAGCCCCAGTTCATCGCCCGCTTCAAGTATGGCTACAAGCCCTGGAGAGCGTGGGTAAACTGGCTCTGCAAGAACGTCACCGTTGAGGAGTACGTTGCCTTGGAGAAAGCCTCCAGCCCGGTCCACGCCATGCGGCATCTTGGCTACAAGGGGAAAGTTTAAAAACCTTCGGGGCCTTCGGGCCCCTTTTTTTTGACCATCAACTGTAGTTTACATTATGCTAATTCCAGTTTATAATGAAACTAGACGAGATTTTTCTGGGATAGCCTTAACTTATTTTAAAAAATATATAAAAAGATGTTTACATTTTCGGTAGACTTGATAGAATTACCTAGTCGGCTGCCACGCAGCTTTACTTCTGGAGAAAAATATGAAAGCGGTTATCTTCACTCAGTACATGGAAAACTACGGCGCCCACGACTGGGACGGCCAAGGCGAGTGCCCCCAGCGCTGGAAATACAAGGGTGGTGATTGCTTCATCGTAGAGCTCAGCATTGAGCAGAACCAAAGCAAAGAGTTTTGGGAGGGTGTAGCGTCTTGCATCGAGTACAAATCTGACTATGAGCAGATGTACATGACCGGCGAAACCATCGTCGACGACATCGACTTTAAAGAGTCTGACTTTGTTGACCACTGGGAATCTCCCATCTACTGCATCAAGCTGTCCACCGAGGACAGGCTGCTGTGCAAGCAGGTGATGCGCAAGTATGACTCTGAAGCTACTCCTTACGGTGAGCGTTCATGGTCTCAAAACAAGGACGGCAAGAGCGAGCCTCGGTGCTTTACCTTCGAGGAAATGGAAGAGCTCAATAGGGGTGCAGCATGAAATATCGTGACCAGCTAGCCAAAGAACAACTCATGGACGAGCTTCGGCTCGTTCAGGACACTGCTAACAACTACATCGCCGGCGACAGTTCAAGCCTGGAGATACTGTTCAAGGTTGCTATGCAGATAGAGGAAATCAGCTTCAAAGACGAGCTCGCTAACGTTGACTACGTCTTTGAGCAGTTGATGAGTGCACTTGAAGATGTGGTAACCAAGTGTGATGACGTTCTGGATGGACCAATCTTCCAGGGTTTTGAATATGGCCGAATGGGCTAAGGAGAAAAAAATGACACAGAAAGACATGATCTTAAACTGGCTGCAGAAAGGCAAGACCATTACCCCGATGGAGGCATTAGAGAATTTTGGATGCTTCCGTCTTGCAGCGAGGATTCACAACCTTCGCGAGTCCGGGTACAACATTGTTGCTACTCCGTGGGAGACTCCTAGCGGCAAGTGTGTTGCTCGGTATTCTCTCAAGGCAAAAGCGTGAGAGTCTGGCAGAAAAAAGGACCACATGGGGAGCCTGGCAAGTGGCTGGCAACCCTAAGGTCTCCTGTTGGAAAACATACCGCTCAAGGCGACACTATGCTTGAGGCTATGCAGCAGGTATTCAAAGAAGCGTTGTATGCCGTGGACTACATCGAGGCTGCCCAAAAGGACGGGCAAGCAATGATGGCTGGCCATGAGCTACGCTGAGTTTGTCATACTAGGGTTGGCTATGCTGGCCCTTTACATATTCTTGGAGTTAAAAAAATGAGTAGTGTATTTACCAATCTTCAGGGAGTCAACGTTAATGACTTCACTGAGAAGAAGGGAAACCTAACTTACCTTTCGTGGGCTAACGCTTGGTCTGAGCTGTTGAAGAAGTATCCTGCAGCGACGTTTAAGTTTCATGATCCTACTGTGTTTCCTGATGAGACCATGATGGTGTATTGCACGGTCGAGGTAGAGGGGATCAAGAGACGTTGCCATCTTCCTGTGCTAGACCACAAGAACAACGCCATTAAGGGCCCTAACGCTTTCCAGGTGAACACAGCTATGATGCGGTGTTTAGCTAAGGCTATCGGGTTACATGGTCTTGGTCTGTATATATACCAGGGGGAAGATCTGCCTTTTGAGTCACCATATCAAGAGGCTGTCCGTATGCTCCAAGGTCCATCAATGGATTTCCATGAATGGAATCATACCCTCTCAGATCATCAACGCGAGGAGGCCTTTGGTGGAGCCCCACATGGTGAGAAGGTAAAGTTCAAGGAAGAGTGGAGACTGAAGAACAAAGAGGCAGATGATATTATTGAAAACTCTGCTGCTGAGCTGTTAGCTGCACTTGAGGCAGAAAACAGTTGGGACTTTAAGTCAGCTGCTAGTAACCTAACAAAATACGAGAAATCGTGCGTATGGGCTAGGTTTAGTGACGTACAAAAAGAGAAGATAGCATCACTGATGCATTTGGAGGAGAAAGATGGGTGATCTAATCAAGGGTGTTTACCCTAAGCCAAGGAACGATAACGCGCCAAGCTTTGTGATTGGTAAGTTTAATATTAATATCCCTCAGCTAAGAGAGTTTTTAGATGAGTGGCAGAAGCAGAACCCTGGTAAGGACTGGTTAAACACCGAGGCCAAGGTTGGTAAGAATGGTAAGGCTTGTTGCTTCGAAGATGACTGGCAGAATGATAAGTCTGCAGCTGATGGATCTGCTGATGCACAAGGTCAGAAGCTAGATCCAGTAGGAGACGACGATATCCCGTTTTAGGACCCCCATGGTCCGTCTTTGGCCGACCCTTTTGCTCAAACGTTTGAGGGTCGGTCTTTTTTTGTTTACATGAGGATAGAGGTAGGATAAATTAAATGAGCGGTGTCAAACAGGTTGTGGTGACCTTTTGACGTGAGAACCGTGGGGAAGGGATGACAGTTACTGGCCGCTCAAGGCCGATTATACTGCCACTCCCTCCAAATAAACACGTTCTCACGTTAACAGTTATTTACAATCTAAGCCGCTGAGCGTATGCTACCGAGCCCTGAGCCGGAGAGATTCCGGAGTTCGTCCACGGAGACGCGGGAGGCTGGTTATCCACGAGAGCAGTGGTTAACGTAAGCGCTAATTGCACTAGCGACTGATTTGTAGTAACGCAAAGCTCGTCAATGATGTCAACAGCTGTTTATGGAACGGTCTGTATACCCGTATCCGACAGTTTTACGGTCCCTATCCAAATTTATAATTTGGGGGGAGGAGACTTGGAGGAGCGTTAATGACGCGAAATGAAGAGGATGACGTCCTGTCTGCTGTAAGTAAGGTCTTTCAATTCTACAATAGAGATTTTGATGACTTGTCCAGACAAATGTGGCGTTCGTATTTTAGAGGTAGAAACGAGGAACCAGAAGAGCTCAAGTCAGCACTCAGAAAGCATTGTGCTAAGAGCAAGTTCTACCCTAAGCCGGCTGATATTACTGAGTTCCTTGATAACAAACCAAGGAGAGCCAGCAGTCATGATTGGAACGAACCACTAACTACTGATTGTCCTGTTGAGATAGCTGACGCTTGGCGATATTGGTTAGGCAAGTGGTGGGGCCATAAAATATTCTTAGCAAGAGATCCTGTTGATGATGAAGAACAGGAGCGCTGGCTGATTACTGTCAACAAGGAAGCTAAAAGGACTAGCACCCCCGAGGCTATACCCGATGAGTATAAACTAAAGGAGGTTTGGGGTGGGTAGACCAACTTCATCAAATGCAAGATGCATAAAAGGATGTCAAAAGATAATCGAGCTCAAGCCGGAGGGGTTATTCACTAGAGCAGAGGTTAGTGAATGGTGTGATGTAAGTCTGAAGTACGCTTACCAAGTCATAACGTATGGCGTTACTCACGGCTACATCGATGTGGCTAAGAAAGATTACGAATCATCAACAACTTATTATCAACTGCGCGGAGCTGGTAAGAAGTGGTTAACAATGAGGTGGGGAAATGGAAGCGTGGGTTGTGACAACCAAGAATCAAGCGGAGCAGATGTGCAAGCACGTGATGGAGAACATCGAGAAGAGACTCACTTACGAGATTCATCAGCAGCAGCGATCGAAGCCTCAAAACGCTGCCTTGCACTCTTGTCTAAGACGCCTAGCGAAAGGGCTGAACAACGCAGGTTATGGAATAGCTCATCCTCTTAAACCAGAGCTTGAGATACCTTATACTGAGGAAAATTGTAAAGAGCTGTTACTTCGGCCTATAATACAGGCTATGTATTCAAAGGGCTCGACTTCTTCTCTGACAAAGGATGAGGTTAGCAAAAGTATGGACGTGCTGCTAAATAGGATTAGTGAGCTGACAGGTGTAGTAGAAGGATTTACCCTGGAAGAATCTAGGCTGCTCAATGGCAAAGACTAGGCCAATAGGTAAGGTTGTTGACCAGGCTGCTACCTTGATGCAAAAGCTCACAAGGATGAAGGCAGCTGACAAAGATGGAATAGCAACCTGTGTTACGTGCGGTAAAAAAGCCCACTGGAAGGAAATGGATGGAGGCCACTTCATCTCAAGAACCTATTCGAAGCATAAGCTCAACGAAGAGAATTGCCACCCCCAGTGTCCTGGGTGCAATCGCTTTAGCAATAGATCTATTGATGATTACTTTCTTTATATGGTTGATATGTATGGTCAAGACCATGTGAGGGGTATGATTGAATCTAAGCGAGAAGTAACCAAGTGGAATCGAGCCGTACTAGAAGATACCATAAAGGACTTTAAAGCAAGGATCAAAGAGCAGGAGGCTCGCCTTGGTTAACGAAATGTGGTTCGGTATATCAATTGTAATTGCTATTTCAGTCTATATCCTTATGATGTAAGATAGGCAAACTACTTATTGAGCTCGTGTTATGATTTGTTTTAGCAATCAAAACCTTGAGCATTAAAAACCATGTCCAGGCCTCTTGGATCAAGCAACAGGAATAAGACTTTTCTTCTGAATCGTCTTAGGGACATGTATGGAGATGACTTCCATCCTATTATGCGTATGGCAGAGAATGCTGTCGTGCTGCATGAGCAAGCCAAAGCAAGTATGGAGCCTGGTGACCTTAGGTTATCCATTGATGCATGGGACAAGATCGCTCAGTACACAGAACCAAAGCTAAAGGCTACTGAGATAGACCTCACTGGAGATCTTACGGTAGAACACCCTGAAGCTATCCGCATTGTTGCTGAGTTAGATGAAAACGCTTGACGTAAGAATGCCCAAGAAGATGGCTCGTCTATTCGATGGCGACGCTAGATACAGGGTTGCTTACGGCGGTAGAGGTTCAGGTAAGACAAGAACGTTTGCCAAGATGGCAGCAATCATGGGGTATTACTTTCAACGCCAAGGCAAGAAAGGCCAGATACTCTGCGCAAGAGAACACCTTAACAGTTTAGATGAGTCCTCATTTACCGAGATCAAAGGAGCCATTCAAGAAAATGAGTTCCTTGATTCGATATACGACTGTGGTGCTAAGTTTATACGGACTAAAGATAAGACTGTTGAGTTTACGTTTTCGGGTCTTCGCCATAATCTGGATTCGGTCAAATCTAAAGCAAGGATTCTTCTTACGTGGATTGACGAGGCTGAGCAAGTTAGCGAGGAAGCCTGGAGAACCTTACTTCCTACGGTCCGAGAAGAGGGATCAGAAGTCTGGGTATCGTTTAACCCGAGAGACCCCGAGAGTCCTACATATCAGAGATTCGTTGAGAATGCCCCAGAGAATGCAAAGGTTGAGATGGTCAACTGGCAAGACAATCCGTATTTTCCGGAGGTCCTGCTCCAGGAGATGGAGGCAGATAAAATACGCCTCAAGCCAGAAGTATTCCACCATGTGTGGGAAGGTCAGCCGCTTGATTTCGAAGAGGGAGCGTATTACCGCGAAGAGCTAATCCAAGCTGAGAGAGATGGCAGGATACTCGAGAACATAAATTACGACAGATCAATACCTGTTGTGACTGCCTGGGATTTAGGCATGAACGACAGCACTTCAATAGTTTTTGCTCAGCATGTAGGCAGTGAGATACGTATCATTGACTTCTACGAGCATAACGGTGTGGCCTTAGATCATTACGTCCAGATGCTTAGGGACAAGTCTCATGAGCTAGGCTACAACTACGGAACAGTCATCCTTCCGCACGATGCAAGGGTCAGAGAGTTGGGCAGTGGTAAGTCACGGATTGAGATCCTGAATAATTTGGGAATACGAGATGTGTCTATTGCACCACAGCTACGAGTAGACGACGGCATCGCTGCGGTTAGGATGGCCTTTAACAGGCTTTACTTCGATAAGTCAAAGACATCAAGGCTGATGAAGTGCCTTCGCCATTATCATGCAGAGTATCTAGACAAGGCCAAGACGTTTAGACAGAGACCTGAGCATGATTGGTCAAGTCACGCAGCAGACGCGTTTCGCTATTTGATTACTGGTCATCGTGATACAGCAAGCTGGGGCGGAACAGACGTAAGAAGAAACTCAGAGAGGTATGTTGCTTGAACTACTCAGAGCTTCAGTCCGTGGTAGCAGATTTTGCAGATAGGCAGGATTTGACATCACAGATTCCGACATTTATTCAGCTGGCAGAGGCGAGAATCAATCGAGACGTAAGGCATTGGCGCATGAGCAAGCGCGCTGAAGCCGAGGTTACTGGTGAGCGATTCCCACTGCCGTGCGATTGGGTTGAGACTGTCCGTGTGACAGCAGACGGTAAGCCCTTGCGTTTATCTGACGTATGGATGGTTGATGCTGTTGATCACGCTGGTCATTACACGGGCGGTAACCGTTTTTATCGTCATTCAGGTGATCAGCTTGAGCTGCATCCGCCGCAGGATAATCCTGTTCCTTTTATGCTTGAGTACATTGCGGAGGTTCCTGCTCTTTCTGATGAGGAGCCGACAAACTGGCTACTTGAGGAGTTCCCTGACGTGTACATATATGGGGCGATGCTGCAGGTATCCCCATTCTTGCATGATGACTCTAGGGTTCCTCTGTGGACTCAGGCATACGGAGAGGCTGTATCTGCTGCTAACATAACGAGCGATAAGGCTAAACACTCTGGCTCTGCGCTAAGGTTGCAACGCCATGGCATCGCCTGACTGCAGCGCGTGGACTGATGTCCCCAAGGGCGATTGCGATGAGTGGGAAGTAGTCGATGATGACGGCAATTGCAATAATTGGAAAACGAACGAGGATTGGATACTTATCACTGCCTTTTGGCAGGACATTGAACACTACTGGCGAGATATCGCGCTTTGGCGCGACCGCCCCACAAACTGGGTATCTGTGAATGGTTGACCATATTAATAATGGCGAGGAAGGTTTTTCCGTAAGGGAAAAATTGAACACCGTCATCGACCGCACCAATACCCTCAACGGTATTGAGAATCAGGTTGAGGCAAACAAGAACCTGAGCCAGCAGAACAGCGCCCGTATCAATAAAGAGATACAGGACCGCATCGATGGCGATCAGGAGCTTTGGGATCACGTTAATGATGTCGAGGACCAACTAGATAACCTCGATGTCTCAATACTTGATGCCAAGATTGATCAGGAGATACTAGACCGTATCGCTGGCGATGAGGCTCTAGACGCAAAGATCGACTCAGTAGAGTCCTCGCTAACAGGTGCAATCACATCTGGCGACACTGCGCTGCAGGGACAGATCGACGCTATCGTTGCCGAGCTTGCCGACGGTGGCACTGGCGCGGGTATGGTCATCTCGCCCACGGAGCCTCCAGTCGAGGACCGTGTCGAGGGTATGCAGTGGCTCGACTCCACCACAGCCGACGTCTGGATTTGGGATGGCGAGAAGTGGCTGGAGTTCCCGGTCAAAGGTGTGCAGGGAGACCAAGGCGAGCCCGGAGAGAAGGGCGACAAGGGCGACAAGGGCGACACGGGAGAAGCTGCAGACGTCCCGCCGTGGGACTACGAGTTCACGCCCAACACGCTCGTACTGCGTGACAACCTCGGCAACCTGAAGGGCAAGAAGGTTATTGGTCAGACATTGCAGATGACCACTGGCGGCACTACAGACATTGTTGCGCGCCCAGGCGATACGATCTTCTACTCCAGCACAAGCAATCAGCTATACAAGAATTCAAAGGACGGGATGCGGGCTGCGCTTGGCATTCAGGACGCTGACAACTTCTTCACCGACATCAGCGCCGAGACCGGCAACAACACCATCGAGCGTTTTGGTGATGAGGTCTGGGTCACTAACTTTAAAACCGCTGAGGTTTTCGTCGGCACAAAGATCGGCAACGGCGTCGAGACCACGGGCAACCTGTCTGCAGGCGATGGCACATTCGGGGGGACCGTAGCCGCCGCAGAGTTCACTGGAGACGGAAGCACCTTGACTGGGGTTGCAACCTCCGGTTATCAAGACGCTGGTGACTTCAACGACCAACTCACCAACCCTTTTGTCAACTCGTTCAACGCCACCGCCAATGCACCTAATGGTGTCAATGGCTGGTACAACACCGTCAATATCAGACACCGTGGCGGACAAGGTGACGGTAATCGATACGGCGCTCAGATTGCTGTAGGCATGACAACGCAATCGGGGCGATTATTTTTCCGGAATCAAAATTCTGACGCTTGGGGTGAGTGGCAAGAACTTGGTAACGGTATCTCTGCCACGGATGTCACCGCCCTGTATGAAGGCGGATCAGCGAAAAAGGTTTACACCTATGGGTCAGGTGGGCGCGTCACAGGCAACCTACTAGCCACCAGCGATGTTTACGCCTACTACTCCGATGAGCGTCTCAAGACAAAGACCGGCGAGATCGAGAACGCACTCGACAAGGTGGAGGCAATCGACTGCTTCTACTACACGCATAACGACATCGCAAGGTCACTCGGATATGAGGGTGACGATCAGCAGGTCGGTGTATCAGCTCAATCAGTGAAGGCAGTCATGCCCGAGTGCGTTGGACGCGCTCCCATTGATGATGATGGCATGGGCGGATCAGTCTCTGGTGAGGACTACATGACCGTGAAATATGAGCGGCTTGTGCCTCTGCTTCTCCAGAGTATCAGTGAGCTTGCAGCACGCGTGAAGGAGCTTGAAGCCAATGCCGGTCACTAATGGGCCGCAGATTGCCCTCCGCGCAGACATAGGTGCAGAGGCTGGCCTTGGGTCTAGCTCAAACGTCAACCTAGATAACGCGGATATACGATCACTAATCGGCAAGGCATCCAGCGCACAGAACGCCATGAGCGAATACTACGGGGCTAGCAATTCTGCCTCCGTTGTTAGCTGGTCGGCAGTCGTAAACACTGCGGGACTTCAGACTTCTAACTATACAGGATCGACCCAGAACATAGATGTGCAGGGCGGCGACCTATTGGTCATGTGCTACACTGCGAGGGGCGGTAACGATGGAGACAACAGTGGCTCGTTCAAAATGTTCGCTAGTCAAAACGCGGCGGGTGTCCAGACAAACCTCACTGCTACCACGGCCATAAGGGAGCACGGCGGTACTGTTAGTGGAATCATGTATGCAACCGCTAACAGGACATACAAATCCATGCAGGCGCATATATCGGCTGGAAAGTCCTTTAACGGTATGGCGCTGTGGGCCGGCGTATTTAGGGATGTCGGCACTAATACTAGAAACGGCTGGAAAGCAGGAGGAAACGGTAGCACGAACCAATCGATCTCCCTCTCCGGCCTTACTCCTCCGGGTGTTGTTATTGCTATCGGAGGCCGCAGTACAACATCTAGCAGCACGGTAACCTTTACTAACCTGACTTCCATCGTCATCCCTAACGGCAATGCTGGGGGGACCTCCGGGTACAAACTAAACCCCGGCACAAGCTACAGTAGTTCTTGTAGCCATGCGTGGTCTTACTCTGTTGCTCACTTCACATAGGTATCTATATGCTATACAAAGAAGAGACAGTAAAGGTATACACCCGCGTCTCAGACATCGCGATCAACAATCCCCTGCCATCCTCTGGGTTGATTCCCGAGGCGCGATTCAATGAGGAATTGGCATCTGTCGGTGAAGATGGTGAGCACGTTACCGTGTCTGGAATGGTTGACTACTGCACCTTGGCACTAGCACCTGAGAACAGGTCCAGCGCCTTTGACCTGCTGAACCCTGAGACCAACACGGTTGTGGGTAAGGCCACTTATGCTGATGTGATGATCCTTCTGCACTCAATGTATATCCACGCGGCAGAGATGCGAGACAATGCACGGGTCGAGGAGTCAACTCCTCCGCCTGTTGATGTTGATGTTGATGTTGATGCGATACCGGAAGAAGTCCTTGTGGTTGAACCAGAAGAAGCCAAATCATGACATCACGAATCATTGATGACCCAACGTCTGCAGGCTGGGTAGAGACATCTCCGGGCTTCTGGAAGTATGTCACTGGGCCTCTCGTTGAAGAGGCACCAGAGGATTCCAAGCAGTACGCCCGTCAGGACGCAGCTTGGTCTGAGGTAGTAATACCCGAGGTCCCTGAGTTTGTCGAGACGGACCCAACTGTGCCAGCCCATGTCAAAGGGATAACCCAAGAGCAGATCACTAGCTGGGACACCGAGTTCGTTGAGACCGATCCAACTGTTCCCGAACATGTGAAGTCTATCAGCACGGGTGACATTGCCAATTGGAATTCTGTCCAGATAGAAGATGGCACACAGGAAAACCAGATTGCTCATTGGCATAGCGACAGTGGCAAGTGGATAGGTGTTGCCAATGTTGCTGTGTCAGACTCAGGCAGAATGTCGATAGGCGCTACTTCGGCCCGAACCATACTTCATCTTTTGGATGGCTCCCCTGAGATTACGTTTGAAAATGCCAGTGGCGTTGCGTCTAAAATTGGCATAAACAGTGTTGATAACACAATGAGAGTCACTACCGACCTTGAGGTAAGCGGTAACGTCACCGCACTAGACTTGATTGCCACATCTGATCGCCGAGAAAAGAAAAACATCGCCACCGCACCTGTCGGTATCATCGACCAGATTCGCGGCGTTGAGTACGAGTGGAAAACATCGGGTAAGATGGGCTCTGGCGTTATTGCTCAGGAGCTTGAGGAAATTCCCGGGCTTGCACACCTCGTTCATGAAAGTGATGACGGCACAAAACACGTTTCTTACCTTGGCCTGATCGGTTATCTGATCGAAGAGGTTAAGGCCATGAAGTCTAAGATTGAGGCGCCAAAGTGATGGCGCTGCCAAGCACGGGAAACATTAGCATCGAAGATATTGCAGCTGAATTTGGTGGCACCGCTCCGCACGGCTTGACTGAGTATTACGGCGTTTCCGCAGGCATACCTAGTAGCGGCACGATCAAGGCCACTGACTTCTACGGCGCTAGTTCAGCAAGCCCCATTCAGGCAACCGGTGGAAGCATTACCGACTCTGGTGGATACCGTTATCACTCATGGACAAGCAATAGCAATTTCCAAGTGACTGATCAGGCCACTGGCTCTTTCTCTAACAACATTGAGGTGTGCCTTCTTGGTGGGGGAGCTGGCGGAGCCTATGCAAAAAACAATTACGGAGCTGGCGGGGGTGGTGCGGGCGGCAAGAAAGTATTCAATGTCGAGGCTACTGTGGGCACGTTCCCTTTGACTGTCGGAGCGAGCGCTAGCGGGGGAAGTAACAACGGCCCCAGTAAAGGCAGGAGCACCACAATGATGAACAACACGGGAGACGGCGGTGGCGGTGGCGGCCAGTACGGCTCAAGTAGTGGCAGGTCGGGTGGTTGCGGCGGCGGCGGCTGTACCAATTCCGGAGGGGGGTCTGGCAGTCAGGGCTACAACGGCGGCCGAGGTGCAAGCTGGAGCGGCGGTGGCGGTGGTGGTCTTGGTAGTGCTGGCACTAGTGCCGTTTCCAATGATTACGGCGGCACTGGAGGCAATGGCGGGAGTAATGGCTCATGGGGATTGTGGAGCTTCGGATACGGCGGTAAGGGCGGCTCAAGTGGAACAGGCGGTGGTGGCAACGCTTCGTCTTACGGTAGCGGCGGCAATGGTAATAACGTCAACAACTCCGCGTCCGCAGGCGGCACCGGTTATCAGGGGATGGTAATGCTTAGGTATCAATACGGGTAAGAGATTATGAATTACACATATAGAGTAGACACGCTTATCCCCAAGTCCGAGTTCATGTCCGTCACCTACATGTCAGACGGATACCCAGACTACCGCAGGAACTTCAACCCGACCGATTTCTCAAAGGATTCGCTCACCAAGATGGTCGAGGGTTTTGCGCCAGTCGTCGTGGACTTCTGGGAGCGTCAGGATAGCCACCCAGATGAGGTGTCGTTCACAGGCGGGTCAGGTGCGGCAGAGGCTCCCGTCACGCAGGAGATTGACCCAAGTCATGTGCCGGTCATCGAGCCCGAGCCTGAGTACAATCCATTCACGCAGTACATAACGCTGGACATGATTGAAGACCCAATGCAGGAGACGGTTGGCTGGACTATAACCGACATGACTGCAGAGGAGCAGGCGCAATACCTAGAGGATTGGCGACAAGGCACTTATGTGAGCATGGTGCAGTTCCGGTTGGCGCTCGCCGAGAAGGAGGTCCTCAAGAGGGTCTCTGAATCAATAACCAACAGGGAAGGCGATGGCGACCCGACCACGGAGATAATGTGGACAGCCGACGCGCACGTCGCACGGAATTCTGATTGGGCAAAAACAGAGCTTGGTTTTGACGAAGCGGATATGGATGAATTCTTTAAGTTAGCTCTCACGATGCCCATCGCGCTGTAAGAGATAGGCCAACCACAGGGGAAAGGTAATGACAGGAAGTATGAAGATTGCTGCAGGGATTGCTGCGGTATCTATTTTGGCTGGCTGTGCCACATCCAAAGGCAATCAACGCCATGCTCAGCATTCGGCTGACCAGATAAAGATGGTTGCTGTACAGAGAGAGGCGCGATTACAGGAGGCGCAGGCTGAATCAGCCACTCAGGTAGCCCTTGTTCAGGCTCTCTCAGAGGTCGCTAAGTCTAACCCTGACCATGCCCCAGCCGTAACTGTAGCGTTAGCTGTAATTGGCGTGAGGGGTTCTGAGGGGACCTCTAAGGATGCTCCTATTATTGGCCTTCAGCAGCAGAGAAACGAGGCTCTAGAGTGGACTAAGGCGCTGGCCCCAACGCTAGGTAATCTTGCAAGCGGCCTAGGTGTAGCGGCAATACAGGCCAATGTGACTAAGAAACAGGCTGAGATTACGCGAGATATCCAGATCAATGACGCTAATAGTGACGTTGCCATTGTTCAGGCGGTTGCCGGGTTAGGTACTGCTGCTGCTAACAACAGCGGTATTACTGCTGGCGGCGATGTTTACCAGGTTCAAGACCAGGGGGTCATTGATCAATCAACCGACAGTAGCACTACAACTACGAATGAAACCACGTATACTGCCTCAGAAGAGGCGTTTATAAACACTGGCGTGAATGATTTCTCAGATAGAATTATTGAATTCGAGGGTTCTGCAATGACCATTCAGGACCTGATTTCTTTGCTTGACACACAAGGCGCTTCATACTCCATTGACTTAGATGGTGATGGAACCCCCGATTATACAGGTGGTGATGGTGGAACGGAGACCGTTTACGTTAACTGTAACGATCCCCAGTTCAGCCCAATGCCTCCGGTTTGCACAGGAGCTTAACATGCCAACGCCAACTAAAAACTATTCCTTGACCAAGCCCGATGTGGGCGGATCAGAAAACGAATGGGGCGGATACCTTAATGGTGACCTAGATCAAATTGATGCTCTTCTTGGTGGAGATGAGCCTGTAAACGGCATTAATATCGAATCAGGAACCATTGATGGTGGCTCAATTACCGGTGAGATCGGCAACGCAGACCCAGATAATCCGACCACAATCAACCCAGAGACGGTAATAAGCGGAAAGGTTAAGAGACTTGTCGGCCTCGATGACCCTGACGGCGTCATTGAAAACTGCGATGTCGAGGCGCGTAACCTAACTGTAGAGAACGGCGTCACTGAGACTCAGTACACCTTCGGCTCTGGAAACAATGCCGATGTTTTGGGTTCGAAAAGCTCAGTTCAGTACATGCCAATTGTTGACCCGGCGCAGACTATCAAGCTCACTATGGACTACGGTCACTCTGTAACGCTGGTGCTCAACTGGACAGACCCGAGCAACCCTCCTGCTATATCCTGGGAGCCTCAGAATGCGACCCTGCTGTGGGTAGGCGGAGGTTCTCCTAATATTAACGAAGGCAAGAACGTCATTCAGTTCTGGTGCATGGACTTTGGCACTGGTAGAACTATCTGCGGGGCCTACACGGGAGTCGTCTCTTGATTCGACCCAAGCTACTGACAGCCACCGGCGACCCCGATATCTACATTGGGGAGAGGGAGTATATTTCTGGCCCTGGAACCTACTCGTTTAAGGTGCCCTTGTCTGTGACGCGCATTCATGCCTGCTGTATAGGTGGCGGGGCTCAGGGTGCAGCACAGAGTAATAGCTACCAGGAAGATTGGGATGGCGGCGGTGGCGGCGGTCTCGGATGGGCCAACAACATTGAGGTCGAACCGGGGGAAGAGCTTACTATTCAAGTCGGAGGCACAGTCGGCATTAACGGCGCAAACGCCAACGATGGCGACTCTTTCATCAAGCGAGGCGATGACATCCTCGTTGCTGGACATGCCCCCGGCAATACCTATGGAAACTTTATTAATGGCGGCACGTTCGTTGGAGACGGCGGTGGCGAAGGCGGCCGCGGTGCAGGAAACAGCACTTGGACGGGTGAAAATGGCACCCGTTATGTGAAGAACAAAGGCTCTGGCGGCGGTGCTGGCGGCTACACCGGTAACGGCGGAAACGGCTCGATTTATGGCGGAGAAAACGCGGGGACCGGAGGCGCTGGATCAGGTGGAGTCTCAAGGAACAACGATTGGAACGGCAACTTCACCCAAAGCGCGGTCGGCTCGAGAGGCGGCGGCACTGGCATTCTAGGAGCGGGTGCGAGCGGTGCTGCACCAAGACCTAGTGCGGTTGAGTTCTGGAGTAGCGCACCGCAGCAACCCGGATTCCCCGGATCTGGCGGCGACAAGATGGAGTTCGGTGCCGGTGGTGCTGGTGAGAAAGATGGCTGGGACGGATCCGATAATACTCAGGCTGGTCACGGCGCAGTGAGAATTATCTGGGGCAACCAGTTCAGCTACCCCAACAATGCGGATGTAAAGTAATGAAATATCTTCGTCTTTCAATTCCGATGGGTATTAGGTGGCACGGTACTGGCTACCAAGCTGATAACCGCTGGCACCGGGCTAACATGATGCGTTGGGACGATGGGGCTATGCTCCCAGTTGGTGGTTGGTTACCTTACGTGGATAACACAGGCTCACAAACAAGCATAGATAAAAGCAACGGAAGCATAAAAAACGCGCACAGCTGGTTTGGTAAGGCCGGAACCTCTTCAGACGGTGCTAGTTATTACATTGCTGCAGCTGTCCACTCCGGTGTTTATGTTTTTGACGGACTGGGGTCTCAGGTTGATGTAAGTCCCGCTGGGATTACACCTGGTGCAGATGCCCCGTACGTTAACAAGGGGTATGGAGGAGGAAGATATGGGCCAGAGAGCGGTAATCCAGTAGAAGCTATTAGTTACTACGGCACACCACGACAAACTGAAAATCAAAGCAAGATACCAGCTACAACATGGGCACTAGATAATTACGGTGAATGGCTAATAGGAGTGTCTACTGCCGATAGAAGACTATGGAAATGGGTGCCAGGAACCACAGAAATGGAGTTGGTCTCTGGAGCTCCTAATTGCATGTCAATGGTAGCAACAGAAGAAAGGTTTATCTTTGCTTTAAGCGCCGAGGATTCTACAGGCGCGTTAAATGTTAGGCGTATTGCTTGGTGCGACAGAGAAGATCCAGAGGTATGGGAAGCGACTTCTGTTAACGAGGCAGGCGGATTCGAGCTTCAGACAGATGGAGCCATTCGGTGCGGTATTCGCGTCAGAGGCAGGACGTTAATTATCACTACGACTGATGCTCACGTAGCTCAATATGCCGGTCCGCCCCTCGTGTTCGGATTTCAACAGGTAGGTAAAAACTGCGGAATCATATCTGATCGTGCTGCTGCCTCCACGGGTGCCGGCGCGTTCTGGATGGGAAATAACGACTTCTATTTTTATGACGGCTCTGCAGTAAGAGAGCTCCCATGTGAGGTTCACGATTACGTGTTTAGGTTTATCAGCCGGTCTTACTCCAGCAATACATACGCTGTCGCCAACGCTGCAAACAATGAGATATGGTGGTTTTATACCTCTTCGGCTGCTGAGGCAGAGCTCAACGACGAGGGAGCTCTAATGGCATATAACGACAGATATGTAAGCTATGACTACAAGCAGAATATATGGTCTTTCGGTGAAATAGAACGCATGGCAGGGGTTGATTCAGGTATTTTTGATGATCCTATATGGATAGATAGTGATAACAACTTCTGGCGACATGAGCTAAAGGCTCAAACCCATAACGGGTCTGTGCCCTGGGCTGAAACTGGTCCTCTTTCCTTGGGGGATGGAGATCAAATCATTAAGGCTGTTCAGGTTTTAACCGATTCAATACCAGAAAACAGAGTCAACTTAGAGTTCAAGACTCGCTTTGAGCCGCAAGGCGAAGAGAGGGCGTACGGACCTTATGAGGTGAAGCCTAAGACAGATGTTAGGTTTACTGGTCGCCAGGTCAGGATGAGGGTTAACGCCATTGAGGACGATACATCTACTAACTACGATTACAGAATAGGTGATATGCGCCTTATGGTCACACCTGGGGGTAGGCGATGAGCAAGTCAGATAGGTTTGATTTTATTAAAGACAATCCAGAGCCTCCGCCGCCTTATTCAGGCGACACCCAGCTTTGGGCAGAAGACCTGGACAACTACCTTCGTAGACGATTTCAGCAGATGGAAGATCGCATGAAGAACCTTGAGGCCTTCATGAGGACCAAAATGAATGGAAGCGATTGATCTCCATAAAGAGGTGTTGCGCGTTAGGCCTTTTTTGGAGCCTGCGCTTGCTTACGGTGGTGATACACATAGCTATGTTCACATTGTTAACGGTGTTATTAGCGGCCAGTTTCATCTTTGGCCTACTGAAAACTCGGCTTTGGTGACAGAGATACATGATTACCCCAACAAGAGGTTGCTGCACATATTTCTTGCTGGTGGTGATCTTAATGAAATAAAGAATCTGCACGGTGATGTTGTACAATTTGCCAAATCTATTGGAGCTGTAGGGTTATCACTAACAGGCAGACCTGGGTGGATAAAGGCGTTATCAGATCTAGGTTTTGGTGACAAAGGATTACGTTACGTTATAAAGGAGTTTGATAAATGAGCAGCGGCGGAAAGGGAGATAGTCAAAGCACGTCATTAGATCCAGAGCTGAAATCTAGGCTCATAAAGACGTTTGACCAGGGAGCTAAGTTATCTAGAACTGCTCCTCTTAATTACACTGGACTAACAATGGCTGCTCCTAGTGCTGCCACTCAGTCCTATATGAATCAAACCAACGATGCTGCCAACCTGCTTGGGTTGGGTATGGCTGGAAACCCTACTGACGGGCTTCCAGAGGCGAAGACAGTGAACGGCATGACTGGCTACGCCGCAAACGACTTGTATCAAGATGAGATTGCCAGGCAGTGGGAGCAAAACCCACAAAAAGTAGGAAACCTGAATAGCTTGGTTCCTAACCTTATGCCAAATCCAAACCAGCCGCAAGGTGGTGGTCAAGGTATGCCAGGCTACCCCAATTTCCCTGGGTTTCCGGGGTTTCCACCGGGTTATAACTACACTGATATAGCCAACTTCTATAGAGGTAAAACACAATGAGTGGCGGCGGAATGCAGAATGGGGCTAGCTCGCCAGGCGGCAAAGGCGGTCAGATGGGTGGCTCCCAGCTTAACGGCATGTCTCAGCAAATTACTGGACCGCAAGGTCCTATGATGCAGCCCGATATGACTGGCGGCGGCGGTAAGGGCGGTCAGACTGGGGGCAACACTAAAGGCCCATACGGACCGGGTGAGGGTACTCCCGGTGTCGCTGTCACGCCAATGCCAAACATGACCGGCATGGTGTCACAAAAAGACAGCGCTCTTACTCAGGGCCTTGGCGGCATGGATCTTTCTATGGATTGGATGCAGAACGCCATGAATTATCAGGCCCCGCAGCTAGGAGGAGATTACAACGTGGGAGGCCTCGACGGGGACAAGTACCTCGGCAATATGGGGGCGGCAAGTGGCGGTGGTTACAATGCCTCGATGATGTCGGCCCCCGGCAAGGAGCTTTACGACTACGACCCCGCCCTTGCGCAGGCTCAGTCCTACAGCGCAGCTCAGCTGTCTGACAAGAACATCAATGACTACATGAACCCATACACTCAAAACGTCATCGATACCACGATGGGTGATCTCAATAAGGCACGTCAACAGGCGCTTAACTCTACAGGGGCAGCAGCTACGTCGGGTGGCGCATTTGGTGGAGACCGTCACGGCATAATGGAAGCTCAAAACAACGCTGATTATATGGATCAGGTTGCTCGATCATCTGCTCAGCTGCGCAATCAGGGCTACCAAAACGCTCAGCAGGCAGCAATGGGTGATGTTAACGCGCTTAATCAGAGCTACCAGTCGAACGCAGGTATGGCGCAGCAGTCTAACCTTGCAAACCAATCTGCAAATAACGCAAGAAGCCAGTTTGTCGGCAGCACAGCAAACTCTAACGCAATGCAAACTGCAGCGAATAACCAATCTGCTTCTAACCAAGCGAAAGCACTCGGAGCACAGCTTAGCTCTCAGGCATCGATTGCGAACGCTAACAACAGAAACTCAATGCTCAGCCAACTAATGGGATATGACAACGCGAACCAGCAGTTCAACGCTAGCATGGACTTTTCAAAAGATCAGTTCAACGCGGGTCAGGATCAACAGCAGTTTACAAACCAAATGAATGCTGCTAACCAGATGTATGGTATGGGCAACGACCGCTGGAATATGGGTCAAGATGCTATTAATAACCTAGGCCAAGTTGGAGGCCAGATTGACGCCATTAACAACCAGTATCTTGGTCAAGGTTTTAACATGTTTAATGGAATGGCCAACTCTCCATTTGAGCAATATCAGTATGCTTTAGGCCCATTAGGTAGCTTAACTAGCGGCGGATCAACAACCACAAACACCCCCGGAACAAAGTCTATGCTAGGTAATGCAATGGGCATCGGGGGCGCGTTCTTGAAGTCAGACGCTCGCCTAAAAGAGAACATCAAAAAGGTAGCCACTATCAACGGCATCAACCTTTATGAGTGGGATTGGAATGAAACCGGCAAGCAGGTCGCTGGAGAGCAAGCCACCTTCGGCGTTATAGCCCAAGAGGTGCTCAACGACCGCCCTGATGCCATCCTAGAGGATTCTAACGGCTGGTTAGTAGTAGACTATGGTAAGCTGCCGGAAGTGTCTAGAACGGTAATGATGAGGAATCAGTAATGGGCATTTTTGATATCTTCGGGCTGTTGAATGCCCAGCAAGGTCCCGCGCCTAATGGTGCAACACCTCCGTATGTACCTGGACAAGCTCAGCCTCCTGCGCCACCCTCTGCGCCACCTCCTCAGGCAAGCCAGCCGATGCCTCCACCTCAATCTTTTTTAGGGCAAGCAGCCCAGTCAAGGGGAGCATTAAAAGATCTTGGCGTTGGCCCCACTGATTACGCTATGGCTAATCAAGCAAAACAGCCTAAAGAGGGAAAGTGGTACGACACCTTCAAGGATAAGAATAACTGGTCTATGGCTCTATCAGCGGGAGCCGCTGCTATGGGCTCTCCTGGCCTTAAGCAAATTGCCAATGCTAATTACGCCCACGGATTGAAAACCAAGCAAAACAACAAGACGCTTGAGCTGCTGAGAACGCAGAATCCAGAGCTCTACAAGATAGCTAAAGATTTGCCGCCTGAGTATCTTGGCGAGTTTATGCAGCAGCACATTAAAAGAAAGGCTGGTGGACCTGAGTTCAGAACAAACACCTCCGGCGTTCAGATAGATGAGGCCACGGGAAGGCGGTTTGTTGTTGAGTCTGATGGTTATGGCAACCCACCCACGATTAGATTCCTGAAAGATGATGAAGGGAATTACCTCACTGGTCAAACAGGTCAAGATGAGGCCGATATTGAGATTAGAACCAACGGTATTACTTTGGCCGCTGACAAAGGCTCTCAATTCTTCGACCAGGGAGAGAGCTTGCGAGCAGACATTAGGTTGATGGAAGAGGCAAAGTCTGCACTAGCAGATGGTGCTCGAACGGGTATAGCTCAACAATATCTTCCAGCGTTTGATGAGGCCACACAGAGGCTTAGAACGGCTGCTAACAAGGCTGGTATTAACATTATCAACTCTGCAACATTTGGTGCTCTAAGTGAAAAAGAAATGGCGCTAGCGTTGAGCACTGGAATACCTCAAGGTCTTAACGAGGCAGAGCTTAACGAATATCTAACCGACCGTATTGCAGCACAAGAAAAGCTGTATGGCGAGATCACTCAAAGAGCCATCGACCTTAACAGTGGGTCGAAGACGCTTGGCGAGTGGCAAGAGGTTTGGAGAGAGCAAGAAAAAGGCTACGAGTACAATGATGATTACGCGTCGCGCTGGTCGGATATTAAGTACGACAAGCACGGAAAAAAGATCGAAGATGATGACGACGATGACGACGACATCATTGATGTTACTACCCCCACGGCAACAGTTGAACGGACCGGTCCTCGGCGCAGGAGATACTAATAATGCCTATTGGCAAGTTCAGAGACGAGAACGGTGAAGTCCACAGGTTCCGCTATGCGGAAGGGCAGGACAAAGAAGAGGCAGCTCGGTTAGCCTACGAGAGGCTAAAACAGGAGCGAGAAGGTACATTTGGAGACCGTTTTCGCGAGCTTTCTGCCGGTCTTACCTTTGAGTTTGGCGATGAGATTGAAGCTGGCTTTAAAACCGGCTTTGGCACTAACGGCGATTACAAAACAAAGCGTGACGAGATTCGAGCTGAAATGGCCAAGTTTCGAGACAACAACCGCGGAGAGGCCTTGGGGTGGAATATTGCGGGCTCGTTACCTACAGCGTTAATACCTGGCCTTGGTATGGCAAGAGCCGCACAAGGGGCTTCACGGCTTGCTAAGGTTG